TGATGCGTTACCATATATAGTGAATTTTATAACTGATTTAGGTAGTATGGCTTATAAGACTGCTGATTTTATTTACCAAGTATTGAAATCGAACGCGATAGCTAGATTATTGTTGTATTTTTTCGCTTGGTATATAGCGAGTTGTTTTTGTGGAGAGAAAGAAATTGAGAAAATGCCTACCCCTGAGTTTACACCTGATAATATAAGACAAGCTACTAAGATGGATAATAGTGAATTTGAACCGCAGACTACAGTTTTGGTTAATCAACATGAACATTGGATCAAGGAAATACGTAAACATTGTAAGACTATGGTAGTTAGAGATGCTAGAGATATTTTGAAAGATGAACATACTCAATGCATAGTTAGTGGAAAGCGTATATTGATACCAGCTCATCTTGATATAAGCAATAAATTCGTAGACTTGTATCATTCATGGGATCATTATAAACAGGGACACGTAGAGATTGAAAATGTACAACTAAAATTAGTGAGAAAGTATGTATTAAGTGATTTGGCTATATATGAGATTAAGAACACTGTACCTTTGTACAAATTGAATAGAGCGATTTTTCCTCCCAGCACCGCGAACGCCAGACAATGTTACTTGATAAATTCATGTGGATATTATCCAGTAATTTATGATAAGGATATAATGCGAAATGATGAGAGAGTACAATATTCTAATATACATGGTAAATTTGACCATCCAGAAGGAAGTGGATTTTTTACACCTTTTACAGCTAGTGGAGCTTGTGGTACTGTTCTTGCAGCACCCGGTTCCGGTATAATTGGATTTCATGTAGCAGGAAGCGCTGCTGTTGGTTTTTGTGTACAACCACCGAGTCATATAATGGCAGAAATAAGAGAATTGATGATGGATACCCAAGCGGCGACGAATTTTGAAATTGATGAGAAGATAATACCCAATTTTTCAGGTTCACGCTTAAGATATGAAGGTAAAATATATCAGATAAGAGTGTTGGGAGATACGTCTTTTAGACCCAGCCCATTACATAGAGAAAATTGTGAAGAAATGAAGAATTTGATTAGTAACATAGAAGAGAGACCGCACTTATTTACTGAAACACCGATTGATAAAATTGACGAGAAAGCACCGCCAAATTTTCATTCAAAAGGAACACCTGCACAAACGCTTAAAATGTTATCACGTAAAACTTTTATGAAACAAGGAAGAGTAACTGCTG